TTACAAAGCCTATAAGCATATGAATATTGCATACGGAATAGAACACAAAAATCAAACAGAGGCCTGTGTTGGTGAAATCAAAAAGGTCATAGATGATTTAAGAGATTTGGGTTTCGAACCTTGTAGAGTTCGTGTTACTTGTTTAAAAGCAGGATGTAAAAGTCTAGTACACAAAGATGCCGACACAAAAGAATATATGGCACGTATTCATATACCATTGTGGACAAATCCAAAAAGTATACACATTTGCGAAGGATTTAATTTACACATGCCGGCCGATGGTGGTGTTTTTATTCTTTGGACAAACCTTTGGCATCAAATACGAAATGACTCTGATGAGGATAGATATCATATTATCATGGATGCCTATGACACAAAAAAAATTACAAAAAACTTTAAATACGAAGGTGATTTTGAAATGTATAAAAATTTTGTTTTCGAAGAAAGACAAAAAATTTCTGCTGTTGAATTGACAGATGATGATATAGATTTCTTTGAAACAATTCGTGCAAAATACATCACCAAAGCTAAAAAATAATGTTTAAATATTGCCCACCACTAGAGATTCCTAAAATTGAATCCAAAACTTTTCCTGACGGGAAAAGATATTACGTTACACCAGATGGTAAGAAACTACCTTCTGTTACCACAGTTGTTGGTGCTCAAAAGAAACAATCTATCATGGAGTGGCGCAAACGTGTTGGTGAAGAAGTTGCTAACAAGATATCAAAACAAGCAACCTCTCGTGGTACCAATATGCACACTATGTGTGAGTATTACTTGAACAATGAACCTAAACCACCAGGTATTGTTATGCCTGATGCCAAGGAGATGTTCATATCAATCAAACCATACTTGAACAGAATTAATAACATACACTACCAAGAGGTCGGATTGTGGTCCTACCAACTCGGACTTGCTGGTCGAGTAGATTGCATTGGTGAGTATGAAGGTAAGCTGTCGGTGATCGATTTTAAGACTTCAAAGAGACCAAAGACAAAGGATAAAATTACTGACTATTTCTGGCAGACAGCTGCATATGCACTGATGTATGAAGAATTGGTTGGTGTACCTATTGATGAATTAGTAATCATCATGGCCGTGGAAAATTCTGAACCACTCATCTTCATAGAGAAAACAAAAGACCACATTGAGGGTCTAGTGCAAGCGATTGATTACTACCACACTACCACAAAAACAGTTGACAAGTCAATTCAGATGTTGTATAATCAACTTGACTAAATAAGTATAGGGTTATGGGTTCCCAATAAAAACCCAACACTTACACACTACACAGGAGAAAACTATGTCAAACATGACACCCTTTGAAATCCGTCTCGACCTTTTAAAAATGGCAAGAGATATGTTATATGATTCTTATAACGCAGAACGAGACCGTCTTTCCCAAGACTGGCACATCAAATGCGATACGGCAAGGTCTAAAGGTGAAATACCACCTGAACATCCGCCTTTGCCGACAGTTCCCTCAGAAACAGATATTATCGCCAAGGCCACAACCTTGAATGGATTTGTATCTAATATTTCCACGGCACCTGAAATTAAGGTGACGAGAAAATCTAATTGAGGGTTAAGGGGGTTAATCCCCCTTTACACACACGAGGAGATTAAATGAAGTTTCTACAAACTTTATTGTTATCATTAGCTATATTATCAATTCCATTGTCAGCACAAGAAAAGACACATACTCCGGAATATTCCGTGTCTGCTGATATCCAAAAACAAATCATGTGCGTAGCCAAGAATATTTACTACGAAGCTGCAAAAGAATCACATGAAGGCAAACTAGCTGTTGCACAGGTAACAATCAACCGAGTCAACAATCCAAACTACCCATCAAATTTCTGTGGTGTAGTATACCAAAAAACAGGTACCACTTGCCAGTTCTCATGGACTTGTATGAAAACTGATGAGATAAGAGACAAGTACGCATGGGAAGAATGTCTTTACATTGCCAAGAGAGCAATTACCGAAGTTTCTTTGCATCAAGAGCTTGCCAAAAGTAGTGCAATGTTCTACCATGCAACATATGTTAGTCCGGGGTGGACAAACATGAGAGTCGTAAAGAAAATCGGCAACCATATATTTTATAAAAAAGCGTAACCATGCCAACTAAAAATGAAATCGCTGAATACAGTGATAGTATTGAAAAACTAACGAGTAAACTAGGCACAACCTACTTGGATGCCATCCTTTGGGATTGCGAAAAGTCGGGAATGGAAGTTGATGTTGCATCAACCTTGTTATCTTCTGCTCTCAAAGCAAAGATACGTGAACAGGCACAAGATGCAAATATGTTAAAGAGAACGTCCAAACTACCTGTATGAGTTTCACGTTTGAAGAATCTTCTGGATTCTCGGCCTTTGCTTTGTTTCATGCACTTAAGCTGCATTTTACCGGTGATTATGATTTCTTCAAATATCATGGTAAGAGTAATGTAACGAAGGATCATTTCTCTACAAGGAAGGACAAGTACACCTTCTATAAGTTATCCAGGAAATATAACCTGGATGAATTAAAACACTTCTATGTTGCCAATTTTTTGGTAAAAGATGTTAAGTGGGTGGGTGATATTGCCGGAGTGGAAGGTGATGAAAACTACAAATTGTGGCAAAGAAGAAACCAGAGCTTGACATATCGCTTCGAACAAGATATAATGACTCTATTAACAACTGTGGTATCACCTCAAGAAATGTTGCAGGTGACCGATGGACAGTATCCCAAATTATTGAATGGTGTTATGCAAGGTAGTGTTTCTATTGAGACTATGACAATCATGAATGATATTATGAACTTCTTCCCTATGTGGAGAAAGAAGATTAGTGATAGTATTGTTTGGCCTTCATACGATAAGAAATGTATCAAGTATGCACCATTCCTTAATTACGATAAAGATAAGTTTAAGAATATTTTGAAAGAAAGTTTGAGAGAACATGCATAAGCCAACTATTTCCTGTATCTACTTGGACATGGACGGTGTGATTGCGGATTTTAATAAGAGATACAAAGAATTGTATCACATGGAACCCCGTGAAGCCGAGAAACATAAAAAGTTTTACAAGTTCTTTGAAACCTTTATTTCATCTTGTCAATTCGCAACACTTGAATTGATGCCTGATGCAATGGCTCTGATTGAATTCTTACGCAAGGCACAAGCACCAACACAAATTTTATCTTCTACAGCTAATGAAGAAGTTCACGATGACATTGCCAAACAGAAAATGGTTTGGCTAGAAACACATGGCATTACATTCACTCCCAACTTGGTACCTGGAAAGAGACACAAGTACAAATGGGCGAAACCCGATACGTTAATCATCGATGACACCTTGAGTGTTATTGAAGATTGGCGTAAGGCAGGTGGCATTGCTATTTGGCACAAGGATGTGCCGACCACCTTGGCAGAATTACAAACGTATTTGTAGTGGCGCCTAAATAATATTATATTATGAACAATGTGGACAATCCGTTTTATATTCCGTATATTCCGTACATACTAGAAAGGTAATTATGACTATTGATTTCTCTAAACTGAAAACAAGTTCCGGTAACTCAGGCAATCTGAGTAAACTCACTAAGGCTGTCGAAGCACTCTCTGCTTCAATTGATGGCAAATCCGACAAAGAAAACTATTGGCGTCCAGAGGTAGACAAAGCTGGTAACGGCATGGCAACTATTCGTTTCCTACCTGCATCTGCTGTTGATGGTGACGATGGACTTCCTTGGGCAAAGATTTTTGAACATGGTTTCCAAGGTCCTGGCGGATGGCTTATCGATAAGTGTTTGACTACTAAAGGTCAACAATGTCCAGTATGCGAACACAACAGCAAGTTGTGGAACTCTGGCATCGAAGCGAACAAAGATATTGTTCGTAAACAAAAACGTAAACTAAGTTACATTGCTAACATCTATATCGTTTCGGATCCAAAGCATCCAGAGAATGAAGGACAAGTTAAATTGTTCAAGTTCGGTGCCAAGATTTTCGAGAAGATTACTGGTGCAATGAATCCACAGTTTGAAGATGAAACACCAATCAATCCATTTGATTTATGGAAAGGTGCTAACTTCAAGTTGAAGATTACTAAAGTTGCTGGTTATCAAAACTATGAT